AGCCCTTTGATTTCTGCAAAATCAGACATTGCGTCCTCCAATTGTTTGCAGGGTTTCAGTCAAAAGTGCTTTGAGTTCGTCAACGTCCCGTTGAACCTGCTCAGGAACGCCCGCGTCTGCGTCCCGCAGAACCTCGGCCCGTGCCTTCCATGCGCCACCCGCCATAGCCTTCGCCATGCGATTCGAGTGACCCATATTCTTGAACGCGCGTTCTAGGTCGCGCTGTGTAATCTCGTCGGCTTTCATCGCGTAGATGCCAGCCAATTCATTCATCGGAAATGTCACGACGCTGGTTTCCCACAGGACCAGCTTGGTCAGCTTGCGTGACCCTTCGTCCATGTCCATTTCGTATTCTTGTGTACGATAGCCGATGCTCAAACCTTCGACCGCGCCCATCTTGATGAGTTCCGCAACCTCGCCACCTTTGCCTTTCTTGGCAACGCGGCCCTTCATGCGCAGGCCGTTCTCATCTTCGGACATCTCATCCCAGACGCCGATTGGCTGGCTTGCGTCGTGCTGCCAAAGCATCTTCACGCGCCGACCGGATGCGATGCACTCCTTGAAAGCGCCCGGCATCACAATATCACCGCCGTTGTCGCGGTTGCCGAACACTGAGCCGTAGCCCATAATTTCAAGATATTCTTCGCTCTCGCCTTCGGACTTGATTGTCAGTCCGTGCGCCAGCTTGGTTTCAAGCGGTTCGCCACCGTCTTTGCGTGCGTAATTGCGCAGCATGTAAGGCTCCATCTAAGGGCTTCGGACGTTTCACAACGGCCTTTGCAAACTATATACCACGAAACTGCAAAGTTGCAAAGTCATGGCTCAGGCACAAAAAAAGACCGCCAGAAGGCGGCCTAGTAGACAGGGAGAACATTGTTAGGACAGGTTAGGCGGTGTTCGCCTTAGTCGTCAAGCCCGACCACGCGCTGGATTGAAGCGCATCTACAATTTATGACAGCCGCCCCCGGCTTGCCTGCCTCGCCGGGATACATAATCAACAGGTCCGGCCCGCCAATCCAAGGCATAGAAAACGGCTCATCCATCGCCCTCTTCTGACCGTGCATTGCGATATGGTCATATTCATCTGGGTCTTCTTTGTTGAATGTTCGCGTCCGCATATCCTCGGTCGCCACCCATTCTTTTTCCAACTCAAGCCCGGTGGACTTGGCGGTCTCGTGCATGGCGAAGTTTGCAGCGCCGTGCGTTTCGGTTCGAGCGATGAGCGCACCTCTCGCCCGCGATATAGCAGGCACGCGCTTGTTGATGCCCTTGGCAATTTCAGCAACGCCCAAGCCATCCTGCTGGCCCCGTGCAACCTCGCCGACAATCCGCGCCCGCGTTGTTTCAGTTACCCCCGTGATGCGCCGCCGGATGGCTTCCTGATTAACCCAGAGCAACGCCAGCGACCGGAACAGTGCAGCAAACCCGCCTTCCTGCTTTGCTTCGAGGTCGTAGCCCAGCGCCTTGCCCTGACTGACGACACGCGCCCCGAATGTTCGGACGGTCTCTAGTCCCATCTGCTCATACAAGCGCCGAAACTCAGCCACGTCTTCATCTGACTGTGCGGGGATGTAGCCAAGTTCTCGATATGCTGACAGATAGCGTCGGCTCTCGTCTGCCACCACGCTTGCAATCTTGCGCCGAAAACGCGCCTCTAGGACGTTCAACAGCCGCGACTGAATGGCAGCTTCGCGCTCAGGGCTGTGGCTGATGAATGCGGGCTTTCGCGCCATCACTCATCGTCCATTTGCCTGACAATCTTCGCCGCCCAAGACTTGCCTGCATCGCCGCCCCAAAGCGCCCACGCAATGCGGCCCGCGCTTGGGTAGCCCGATTGACCCGGCGACCATCCTTGGCCTTCCTTGTCCACTTCATGCCGCGCAAAGTAGCTGTTCATCCGCTTGACGGTATCGGCGCTTAGGTTCTTTCCGTTCGATATGTCACGCGCTCGCGCAACGCCCACCTCGGTGCCGCCCCGGTTAAACTCGCGCCGCCATTCCAGCCCGCGCTTGGCTTCTTGCTTCATGCCATCATTCGGAGCGTAGCTGTCGGCCTTGGTCTCTAGGTCAAGCCCATAGGCCAGCGCCTTGATGTCTTCGGCAGGCAGGTCAAATGACGCGCCCGGTGTTGGCTTAAACTCGCCATCGGCTTCCGGCTCATACCCCATCAGCATCCGCGCCTCTTGCAAGGTCAACACGCCTTCGCGGTATGCTGTGACGGCACGTTGAAACATCCGCTCGCGCAACGCCTCAAGGGCAGGGATAGTGTCGAAGTCTAGACGCAGTTCCAGCCCGTCGCCATAGCGCGGCAAAAGCCATGTGTTCAGGCTGGCCAACACATCGCGCATCAACGGAATAACGGTGTCGGTGTAGAGCCGTTCCTTGGCCTGTTCTAGATTGTTGAACGTGCTGGCGTCGTTGTCGATAAGCGGCAACGGAACGCCAAGCGCGGCTGCGACATACTTAGCCGTCTCGCGCATAGTGTTGGAAAAGTCCATGTCCCGTGCCGACTGCGATAGCTGCTGCCATTCGGCATCGTCGGCCAACATCGGTATCTCGCCCGCGTTCTCGGCCCCTTGCATCCGCGCCTTGAAATACTCGCGCATCCGGTTAATCATCTCGCCGGACGGATAGCCTGTCTTGAACCGGATAAGCCCAGATGGCCGTGCGCTGTTCTTCAACAGCGAATAGTTCCACCGCATCCCGGCATTGTGCGTATCGCCAGCGATTGCCGCCGCCATGAGCGGAGACTGCCCGCGCCAATAGTCGGATGGATTGTACGTCTTGACGAATAGCAGGTCAGACTGCCCGGTAATTTGGTCCACCTCGAAGACCGTCTTCTTGCGGTTCACTTCGTAGATGTATTGCCGCGCAAGACCGGACGCGCCGGGAACGACCGCGATATTCATCGGCATCAGCGGCCATATCTCGGTCGGCTGTCGCGGGTTGTCCGATGCTGCGGCCATCTCACCCAGAAGCATTCGGTTCACCAGCATTTCGGTCAGCCACGTTTGCCATGTGCCGCCCGGCGTCGGCTGTTTGAGCAAGTCTAGAACCGGGTGCTGCTCAATAGCATCTTCGCCGTTGTATAGTTCAAGGTTGATAGAGGTTGCCGCTCTGACAATCTCATTGACCGCGCGATAGACGATGACGTTAAGCTGATAGCCTTCGCTGATGTATTGCTGGCTCTTGTCCTTACGCGCCCAAGCTGGCCCGCCGCCAATCATCAGTGCGCCGCCTGCTGGGTGCGCCTTTTCTTCTGTTCGCTTAAAAGGCCACACTGCCATTATAGCACTCCGAATACTTGGTCCGAGCCGCCTCGAATCATGGGTTGAACGGCATAGCGCACGGCGTCCCATCCGTGGTTGTGAGCGTCGATAATCTTTGTTGTCACGTCGCCGTTCTCGTTTGTCTTGTAGCTATACAGCCGCGCCTCGCGCTGCATATTAGCACATTCTGGGTGGATTATGATAGACCCCCATGACCTGAGCCATGCAATGCCGTCCTCAACGCTGCCAGGCCACTTAGTCACGGCCCTTGCCATCGGTAGCCCGTGACGGTTCAAGTGGCTGATACTTTCCGGTCTTGCGCTGTCCCATCGGCTCACCTCCCGTTCAAAACCCGGTATCGCGCCAATAACAAACGGCGCGGTGTCGTCCAATTCCAAGCCCGTGCGGAACGCTTCCCTGCGAATATAAAAGTTATCGCCGCGTATCCAGCACTCCACCGCTGCCGTCGGGTCTTGTGAGAAGCCAAAGTCGCCTCCGTAAAATGGCCCCTGCCACTCAGGCAAGCGCGGGCTGGGTTCAAACGGTTCTACCTTCGCTTTGCTGCCGAACACCTGCGCATCGCTGTTTTCGAGATACGCGCCTTCCCAAACATGGGCATAGGTCGCTGGGTCAAGTAGCCGCTGCTGGCGCTCTCGCAATGCCTTGAGGCCGTCAGGGAAATACGGATTGTCGTTCCAATTCACCTCGGCAATCAACGCGCTCTCTGGTGGCTCTTTGCGGAACCTACGGTCAACCGGACTGCCATCGGTGCGGGGGTTCCAGATGGCCCAGAGTTCGGACTTAGGCTGTCGGAATACGGTTGCCTCAAGTGCAAGCCATGACGTTTCCGGCACGTCCTCGGCTTCCTCGACAATCGTCAGGTCCACCTTGGCAAGCGACTTGATGCTTTGCTCATTTCTGCGAAGGCCGCGAAAGATAAACTCGGACCCGTTGGCCCCGCGCAGGTAATCCCGACCCACGTCATAATGCGCTTCAAGCCAAGGCTGTGATGCAATCGCCGCCTTAAGTTCTGCGTGGAAACTCTCAGGGATGGATGCCTGAAACTCCCTGACACACAGAACGCGCATCGGTGTCGCATAGCCCCAGATTGCCGCCATGAGTGCGGCTGTGAATGATTTGGCGCTGCCTCGTCCGCCGTAGGTTGCCCTGTATTTCACTGAGCCGCGCGGCGGGCTGTAAACGTCCGCCAACTTTGGCGGTAGGTCAATCGTCGCTTTCGACATTGGCTGCGCGGATGATGATTTCCTTGGGTGACATGCTGCCGTCGCTGCTGGTGTGGTCAATCTTTGTTGTCTCGCGCCATCCCCCTTGGGTCTTTAGGAAAAAGATGCGGGATGTGGTGTCTCCATCTAGCGCGTCTTGAATGAGGCTATCCGCGACTTTGCCGATTGTTTTTGCGCGGCCCCTTTTATAGTTTGCATCAACCTCTGGCTGGCGCTCCCTAATGTTGTTGAATGTGCGCTGCGATATTCCAAAGAAATCAGCTAGTTGCTCAAGCGTAAGCATAGCCGCAAGTTTCTCAACTTGCTCTATTTCTTCATCTGACAAAACTCTAGCTTGGCGCGGCATGGATTACCTCAGAACGGCGTATCTGCCTGTCCAGCATTGAACGCTGCGGTGCGTGCTGCTGATGCGCGGCGTGCTGCGGCTGTCTGGCGCGTCATGCGTCCGGTATTGTTCTCACTCATTGGTCGTGTCTCCAATCAAGTCCCAAAGGTTTGAGGCCCGGCGCTCTTTGCGTGTGACCGCGTAGTCCTCCAATATCATATCATGCCATGATTTGTGGAAATCGTATAGGTCAGGGTTTGCTTCGATGGTAATGGCCTCAATCGTGCGCGATGACCGCATGTTAGCTGACCCGTGAATGACCAGCTTTGACTTGTCAGTTTCAATCATGGCGATTTTGGTGTGAATGCCTGCGACTGCAACCCGTGTGCCGAATGGGTCGCAAAGGGTTTCGTAGATGAATGCGGCGTTGTGTCGGTTGTGTGACCAGAAGTAGCTTGAGACAATCAAGTCCAAGTGTCCCAGTAGGCCGCTTGCGAGTAGGTTTTCCAGACTGATTACGTTTTCATCTGACATTGCCAGCGTTGAAAGCGTCATGCTCTTAAACTTGACGCAGTTCTCTACCGCCAACGCTTCAAGGAAGTCTCCGAAAATGAAGTTTCCAGACAATAAGGCGTGTATCGTGTCGCCATCCTTGAGGGCTTGCGCTGTCCTGACCGCAAGTTCTGCCGCGCGGTTGTATTTAACCCGCACCGACTTGATGTCTTTCCACTTTTTGACGCGCAATTCGCTCGGCTCAATCTTCACCTTGTTTACCTTCATTTAACCTCCGAAACGCCTCAATCCTTGCCGCCTCTGCATAGCCTTCCATTCGAATAGTCAGTGCAGCATTCGGGTCGGAATAGCCCTGCGCCCGCAACTCTTTGATGCGAGCGATGGCGTTCTGTATCTGGTGTTCCTGCTCTGGCGTCATGTTTGGACTGTATCATGTTCTGGTTGCACCGTCACCTCGGCAAGGTCAAGGTCGCCTGTGGGGACCGTGGCCGGTGCTGCGGATGATTGGGATAAACCATGACTTTGACCATGTGCGACCATCCCGGCTCCGTCCGCTGACCTATGTGTTATCCCTGCGGCCACATCACAATGAAATGGAACGTCTCCCCATCTGGCACCTCTGCTGTTTCAGGTTCAACTGTCCAGCCTTCTGCGCATTGCACGCTTGCAGTCTCAGCGCCTGCCACTGTGATGTTCAACAGGCATAGAACGCTATCGCTTGCGACTTCCCACGTTCCGTTGGCGCTTCGCTGCTGTGCTGTGTTGTGATACGTCAGAACGCCCATCGTCGGGCTTTCCATCCGCAGTTCTGCCTTGTCACCTTCAATGTTGGCGTTGGTCAGATTGACGGGTTCGGCGTGTGCGCTGGTCGCAAGGATGGCTGCGAGTGCGAGGCGGGTCATTGGCCGTCACCTAAAGCACTGCGCAGAATGTCCTTTGCCCGCGCGTGTTCTGCATTCGTGAACTTCGATGCCTCAAGGCAATCAAGCGCCGCGCTGATGTGAGCGCGTAGCTGCTCGACTTCCTGCTCCCACGTTGAGGGATGCCCTGACAGGCAGTTGAATTTGTCCGCTTTGACGGGCATGGCAAATTCCATATCGCTCCACAACAGTGGCTTGCGTCC